TGCCTGTACGTTTGTCATTCACGAAATCTCCTTCGTAGACGTCACCATCGGGCCAGGTGAGTTTTCCTCTGCCTGTACGTTTGTCATTCACGAAATCTCCTTCGTAGACTCCATCGTCTTTGTAAGTCATTTTTCCTATACCATAACGCACACCGTTCTTTAAATTTCCTTCAAATAAGTCTCCATTACAATAAAGGATCTTCCCTGGTCCAGACAACGCTCTCTTCAACTCTCTCTCAACAACAGCACCTTCGTACATGTCACCATTCTCCAACGTAAAAGTAGTGGTCCACGGTCTCTTAGCTAGGACAGAAGCTTCAGTTTGTTCCAAGATATTATCTTCAGAAGAAAACATAATTTTAAAAAAATGAAACTTCTGAATATATGTCACCTTTCAACTTTAAATTGTGAGTCAGTCATCTTTGAGTACAAATTATACACAATATATCAATTAAGCTAGGAAAGCACATCTTTATCTTATAGTCTTTTTTAGGAAAAGTATATAAAATTGTCCACCATCTTTAAACATAACGTATAACATTTAAACGGAGAGGATTCTCCCTTTACCCGGAAAAACAGCTAAAATCGACCACTGTTAGATTATTCTCTCATAAAAGTATTAAAAGATATGAGCCATGAATAAGAGTGAGTTACCTCTAGAGCCAGCACAAGAAGAAAAACGATCGAAACACGAAGAAGACAATCTGAAAAGGGACGGCGAAGGTTAACGCGGTTTAAAAAGCGTTTCAACAGTATCCGAAAAAATCCTCTACTCGTTCCTATCACAGTCGTTCCTTTACTCCTTTCTGCTTTCACTCCTTTTAGCTTCGGAAAATTACATACAAAAGTGTTATCTGCACCTTTGAACGCGTCTTCCTACGCCAAACAATGTACGATGAAATCCGATTGTCCTCGTCAAAGATCTTGCAAATTCGACAGGTTTCGTCCAACGTACGATAAGGAAGAGAAGAAATGGAAGAGGACATACCGCTGCATGACAAAAAGCGTTTCCATGCCCATCGCAGCGCATGATACGATAGAAACCGATGATGAACGCGCGTTTGCCAAATTTATCTATGTTTCTCACAACGGCATATTCTACGAAAAAATATATAGAGATACATATGTCCTTGTGACGAATCAAGAACTTCTGCGTATACTAAAAGCAAAAGGAGAAGGATTTGCACAGATTAAGAATGCAGACGACTACTTTACTGTCGAAGAAGAGTCCATTGTCGGTAGACTTCGATCATTCTTCGGAATTACGTTAAAAAGGTTTACATCAAACCTTCGCCATGCTGTTAACAAGGGCGCTAAACGTGTCTTCTTGCAACGAAAGGAGGGTTTGTAAAAGGATCTGATGACCAAACTCGCATGAAAAAGATCGAGATTGAAAAAAGGATATAGAGAAGAAATTACAAATAGGCGAGAGCAGGATTTCAAAAATAACTCCCAGTGCTTCTTTTTCTGCAGGATAAACTCGAATAGATTGTTTTTTTCAGAGTTTTGTCGCGAAACAGAACAACCCAGTGATGTAAAGCAAGAAAAAGATAATTACAGATTCGTTGCACATTTCTACGAGAGTATCATAGAGTGCACCTGCGATGCTCGAAGAACTCACACTAGGAAAGTACCATGCTTTGAGGTTAGGAGCCAGGAACGACAAACGTAAAACGAACTGAAAGTTGGTGTATATGAATGTTGTTAGCAGAAGCATGAAAGCTTGTGCAAAATAGAGATATTTGTTATTCTTGTCCATAGTTGGTGTGAAGACGGGTGATTTGATGACATGCATCAGTAATAGAAAAATAAACATTTTTATGAAGACGGGCGAGTCCATGATGCAAACAAAGACTAGAAAATACAAGAATAGGATAGTATTGACGCTAATTTGAAAACTATGGTCTCCTTTTGTTAGATTTAATCCTACTAGAACGAGAATGACGACGAGAATAACGAGATGGGCGCCAGCAAAGATGAGACTGATATCTTCCGGTTCTTGCCACAAAATAGGAACGATGGCTACATTTTGAGCTCGTTTAAAATCAAGTCCTAAAGGTTTATTTTCGATTGTCTGATCTGCATAGTTTAGATAGAGTTTCTTATCCAATGAATATATTTTCGGAAGACTGTTTTTTTCGATCTTGCCAACAAGACCACTTGCGAAACTTCCTGCCGCTGATTTAGAAAGAGCTGCTATTCCTGAGAAACCACTTGATATCCCTGACATACCGCTCGATAATCCGGACATACCTTTTGAATACATATCTTTTACAGATGAAAGAGACATTGCGATCTATGTGTGACGTTTGAGGATGTGTAAGGATGTAAGGATTTAGTGCGCACTTATTTATTGGGTGTCGAATATTTTTTAACTTGTTGAACCAAGACATGTCAGGTTGTATAAGAGGGCAGTTGTATAAGAGAAGGGAAACGAATTTAAAGACAGTAATTTTTATAGGCGTTATCAGTCGAAAAACTTTTCTTCGGTAGAACGCGTAAAATATATTTCTCTCTGCTACTATCAAAAAAATATGTCATTGTTCGTATCACAGGAAACCATGCAGAATACCTCGAGAGATTGTAAAATGGAGATGAAGACAGTCCAGGCGTCGATTTTTCGGATTCTCATCGAGGCTCTCAAAGAGATTCTTCCGGACGCGAACATCGAGTTCAATCCCAAGGGTATGAAGATCATGACCATGGATTCATCCCATACGGTGCTGGTACATCTTCGACTGAACGGGTCGCAGTTTGAACACTATTATTGCCCAGAGCGAATTGTCGTAGGTATCAACATGTTGAATTTGTTCAAACTCATCAAGACCATGAATAACAGCGATACTCTCACTTTGTTCATCAAAACGGCTGATCCGAGTCGTATTGGAATCAAGATTGAAAACGGAGAGAAACCCACCGTCACAAATTTCAAACTGAATTTGCTAGATCTCGATGAAGAAGTCATCGATGTGCCGCCTGCGAAATTCGCGTCCGTTATAAACATTCCTTCCGGTGATTTCAAGAAAATTTGCACGGACATGAATAACCTATCGAGTCTCATTGAAATCAAAAGCGTATCGAATCAGCTCATCTTCACATGCAAGGGAGAATTCGCTCACCAGGAGACAGTCATGGGCGAATCTTTGAGCAACGGTATTTCGTACGTGGAGAACCCAGGTGAATATGAAATTATCCAAGGGGTGTTTTCTCTGAAACATTTAGTTCTCTTTACCAAATGCACGAATCTTTGCAACTCCATCCAAATGTACCTGGAAAATGATTATCCTCTGATCATCGCATACCAAGTAGGAAGTCTTGGTGAAATTAAGTTTTGTCTTGCGCCCAAAAAAGCCTAGAAGATGGAGGCAAGGAGGAATTATGATGAGAGCGCTTCTTACTCCATGAGAAAGGAGGGAAAGAGCGAGCCAAGCCAAAGCGCTTACTGAGATTTTGATTTTCGGCACAAAGTCTTTTTTCTATTTGCGAGCATGTGAAGAGAGAGCACGCAAGAATTGTACCCAGACATTCTTTTCGACGTGTACCTCCTTTTGATCATTGGGTAAACTTTCTCCAGCGAGAGAGACGGATTTATCATCTTCTCCCGCGTGTACTCCTCGACAAGAAACTGGTCAAAATCCGACTTTTTGTTTTGTAAATCGCTCTTCTTGGCCCCACCACTAGTCGTACAAATGATTTTTTCGCTGCTGCTTCTATCATTACTCCCATTGCTGCTGCTGCTGCTGTTGTTTTTATTATGATTGTTGTTGTCGTCCATGTTCATTTCTTTCCTTTCTGTCTTCTTTTATTATAAAAAGATATTTTAAAATGTTAACTTAAAGAAAGAGTGCGTTACAGAAACATCGAAAAAGTATTTTTTTAAAGCAGATAAACATGCCCGAAATCGAAGAAAAGAACAGATATCTGAGCAAACTGAATTCTCACCCCTTTGATGCGCGCATTCAGTTCTTTGACGATGGTCATATTTACGAAGTGGATGGTCAACAAGGATACACGTCCGTCACCACCGTTGTGTCCAAATTCCACGAACATTTCAATAAGACCAACATTTTGAAGAAAATGCGTGCTTCTGGCAAACTGTTTCGCGAAGGTCAACGATACCATGGAATGACCGACGACGACATCGAGCGCGAATGGAGCGAGAACGGGAGAAGAGCCTCGGAAGCAGGAACCAAGATGCATTACAACATCGAGTGTTTCTATAACAACAATCCATTTCAAGACCCAGAGATGATGGAAATAAAGAAACATTTCCTCAACTTCCAGAGGGAGCACGTGGAGAAGCAAGGATTAATTCCCTACCGCACAGAAATGTTTGTCTTCGACGAAAACAGAAAGATTGCAGGATCAATCGACATGTTGTTCACAGATACTTCCGGAAATTTATACATCTATGATTGGAAGAGAGTGAAGGAATTGAAAGAGACGAATCCATTTGCAAAGATGAAACACCCTTTCGGACATTACGACGACTGTAACTATATACACTACTCCGTTCAACTGAATATCTACAGGAGAATTCTCGAATCGGTGTACGAAAAAAATATAGCGGGAATGTGTCTCGTCGTCTTGCATGAAGAGAACGAAGACTTCATCGTGAAATCCGTTCCGTTCCTTGAGAAAGAGATGGACGTAGTGATGGATTCGCTTCTTTTACAAACGCAACGATCACGGGCATGATGAGCGTAGCAGATGAAGTGAAAGGAGAGATAGCATAAGTTTATTGTATATTAACCCCGAGCAGATAGAAATGTAGTTTCTCTAAAACGAAGGCTCTCTGAAAAACAATTCCTCGTAATGTTTCTTGAAGATACCGTTGATAAAGTTATACATTTCCTGTACTTGTTCATAGCTATTTGCACCAGTGATAATCACTTTCCCCGTTTGAAAGACGGAAATTGTTCCAATTTTGCAATCACCGTCTCCTTTTCCGCGACCCTTGCCCTTACAGCTCTTGACACAGTGGCAGATACCGTCGCCGTGATAAATTTCGTTCCAAGAATATTTTACTTTCACTCCAGGATAAAGCTCGGGGTCGTAGCGACTTAGACACAGGGAGTATTCGTTGATGATGAGAAGGAAGAGTACTGTGCGGTTCAGACGGAAATGAATCGTGAAATCCGTGTTCAGCATCACTGGCAGAGACGAGACAAGTTGAAGATCTGGATCGATCGACGCACGGAATATCTTCAGCAAAGCTTCGTCACAGATCGTGAGATCTGCAACCGATTTCAGTCCAGCAATTTTTATCTTTCCATCTTTGAAGACGAAACAGTTTACGCGTTTGGTGTTGGAGACCTGCTGCTGCTGTTGAGGATGCTGTATGTCTTTGTGGACATCAACAACCTGTTCTTCCTCCTGCAAGGACGGAGAACGAACAGGAGATGGAAGTGGAAAAGGAAGTGGAGATGCTAGTGGATCATCTTGAGAAGGAGTGAAGTTCAAAATGAGAGTCATCTGATTCTGGAAACAAGAAGACACCGATGTCGACTTTAGCCCAGCTTTGGTCTTTTCCAAAGCCTCTATGTCGTTCAAATGGGGTCTTTTTCTGAATATCTTGACAGAAGATACGCCTTCCTTCAAATTTGCCAATCCCTCGGGACGTATTCTCTCGAAACATTCCACAAGATCAAACTTCTTATCGAAACACATCAAGGAAGTAATGGTCGATATTCGAAGTGGAGACGGATCCTTGTAGGCCGGAATTTCTTTAAATTTCATCATGGATTCGTCGTCTTTCTTTCAAAAATGTCAAGATTCTAAAAATATAAAGAAAAGACAAGGTTACATCTCTTCTGTGTGCTATTTCTTTAAATCATTTTTTTTGCAAAGAACATGTGCTGAAGGGTGGACGACATTTTTTACAAATCTATGCGTGAGTGCCACGAAGGAATAAATTTGAATCTCGTAGTCCACTACGAAGGATGCATTGTGCTCGATGTCGGCTACGAGCTGAGTAAACTGCAAAAAGACTTTCTCGTTTTTTTGATCGAAGAAATTTTGAAACAAAAAGTTGAATATGTATCTTACCCACTCGATGAAATCTTGTGAATTCTCCAAAATTTCGTTTGTAAGAAATGCGACCGATTCTCGAATGGAAGATGATTGCAACAAACAAACAAAAGCGTTTGCATCTAACTCCACGTTGTTAAGCAGAATCTTATTGATTGACGACACCGAGAAAGTCCCACAGCGAAGAAGAATCGCTTGCAACGAGTTCACCATCTTGCGAAGATCGCCACCGAGAACGATATACAAATAATGACACGCAGAGTTTGAATCTTCTGACTCCATCCCTTCTTCATGCAGAATTCTTAAAAGACCCTGGCAGGTCTCTAAAACGGTCAACGGGGGGAACATGATGCACACGACTCGAGAGAGAAGCCGAAGTTGAAGCGAATAATGATTGTTGCCGCACAGAACAAAATATAAATGCTCCGAAAGCTGCGATAATCCGTCACATACTACTGTCTGCATTTCGTCGGAAAGCATATCTACCTCGTCGATGAAAACCATTTTTTTATTCCGATCCAGAAATAAGTTCTGTGAAGTCGCGAACTGGAAAATTCTGCGCCGAAACATCTCCACATTCTTCTCGTCGGAAGCATTCAAGTGCAACATCATGGAATTCGTTAGGTTTCCATAAAGAGCTCGCCCTAGAAGAAGCGCGACGGTCGTCTTTCCTGTCCCAGAAGGACCATATACAAAGATATTCGGCAAAGTTTTTGCGGATATGTACTCGTGAAAGACACCAATCAAACGATCGTTCCCAATGACTTTATCAAAGGTGTCCGGTCGATATTTCTCAATCCATGGAATTTGCGATGATCTCTGTGAGCTCGCAAGGAGATGATTTGTTCGCATTGTTCGCTTTAGTGATTTCTGCTGCGGATTGAAGCGTAGCGGAACTCAGAAGAGGGAGGAGATTCTATGAATAAAATTTCTTTATACTTATATTTTCACTTGTTTGCTCTTCTTGTACTTGAGAGAAGTCTTCTCGACCGTCGGCCGCTCTTTGAATAACATGTTCGTCACCTTCTGCATCTGCTCCGAGCTACAAGTTCTCGACAAAACATCCGAAATGAAACTTTTGCTGAGAGGTTTCTGACGCTGAGTTACATTTAGAACCAGCTGTTTCTCTCTTAAATCAAAATGTGGAATCTCGTGTGATAACATGAAAGTGGTGATCGCCAGATCTAACTCCTTCTTCTTCTCTTTGCGTTCTTTGATTGCTTTTTGAAGAACTTCTATTTCCGAATGATACTCTAGCCACTGCTTCACCTTGGGCTGGATGATATTTGCAGCTCGCTGAATTTCGACTTCTTCATACTCGCTATCATCCTGTATAGCTTGTTGTCGTGGAAGAACTTCTTCTGTTGAAATTTTCCCGACTCTTGTCTCTCTTTCTTCTTCTTTCGCCGCAGAGGAGGCAACAAGGCTCAACTCACCACTCTGATCACTCCGTCTACCTCCTACTTGAGATTTCTGAATTAACCATTCGCTTTGAAGACGATGAAGAGTTTCCAAATTCGTAGTAGTATGACTCATTTGAACTGCGATGGAGATCTGACGCAAATCTAATGAATGTATCACGCAATATGTGTTTATATAATAATTATCATTATTTTCTTAGTTGCAAGGAAGATAGCTATTCATGTCATTGCGCAACTGTGCTATCGAAGTATAAAGATCGATCGTGACGACAAGAAATACCCACGATAGTAACGTAAAAGCAAACACTACTACCCGCATGGTGTTATCTTCGATATTATTTTGCACGACCATTCCAACAAACACACACAAGATTGCGGTTAGGAGAACTACGAGTATAGTTTGAGATACTTTCATTTTTTTTTTAATTGCTATATATTTTTACCAAATAAGAAGAGAAAATATATATCTAGCTAATGCTCGGATAAATTCTCAAAAGAGAAGTTAGACGACCTTTTCTTCGATCAAAGCTAGTATCATCCATGATCTTTACTGGTGTTGCTGTTGATCGAACCAATATGTGCGAGCAACGGAAGAGAAGAAGAAGAAGATGATGATGATGAGATCACTTCGTGACGTGACGTTTGAGAAGCATGGCAGACATGGACTCAATGTCCATAGTCCCGTCCTTCTTTATACCCATCAGTTTTCTTAGCTGATCGTCTGGAGAAACATTCGTTTCAGTAGTCATGAGACCCTTATCCTTGATGTATTCTTCAAGAGCTCGGACGACTAGATCACGAGTTACTGTATCGCGATTCAAAGGAACGTCGTTTCGAAGAACTTTCAGGAATGAAGCAAATGAGCGAGATATTCCTTTCTTAACGTCGCCTTCGTCAGAATTGCTCGCTTGTTGCGCCTCTGATGCCTTCAAACTCGCTGTTTTTTTGATCTCCTTCCTTCCTTCTGCTGCAGATTTTCTTTCTTTTTTGGATTTTAACAACAGCTTTAAAAGAGCATCCTGGTCTTGTTTCAAAGCAACCAGATGTTTTAAAGCGGATGCATAATTGAAACTCATCGAGTCAGCAAGACGATCCTCCTCGTCCACAGCGGTAGCAGATGTAGAAACATCCATAGCCATAGTCACAACCGGAACAGCAACCGGATCCGATCCAACATGATTCTGCTCTAAACTGAGAGCTTCAATCTTCTCTTCAAGAGATTTCAGCTCTAAACCATGCAAACGTTCCTCGCTCTTTTCATCGAAGGCACTCGCGTCGTTAAGAATAGAGTTGGTAGGAGCAGAAGCAGATGAAATTTTCTTTGTGGATTTCTTAGGAGGCATGATGAAGGATTCTTCGATTAGTGAGACTTTCGACTTCTTGAGGTATAATGGTATAATGCTCTACTCTACATGAATTTTCACTAATTTTAGTATCCACATCTTTCATTTTTTTCCTTGTATACACAGAATATTTTGAGCGCGTGAGATAGAGTCGTGCTTTTATGATTTATTCTATTTAGAAGAGTTTCAAACAAAAAGAAGAAGGAGCTAGTGAAGATGTCGACGGGGACAGAGAAAAATGACAGCAGTGGCGACAATGATGCCTCAGCTGCTGCTGCTCCTTCTTTCGCCACTACTGAAACTCGCGGAAGAAGAAGAAGAAGCAACAACAGTAGCAACAGCACATCAGAGAGATTCATCGCAATTCCCTATAATACGGCAAGAGACGAGAGCTCTCAAGATCAATCAAAACAACTGGAGAGCTTGAGAGAACCCATGGATAAAGTCAAGAACACAATGCAACGAGCGGAATCGCAGAGCAAACTGCTCCTGATGATGAACAAAGACATGAAAGACATGTTTCTCGTCTTCACAAAACTTTGGATTCTTTACCAGAGAAAGAAAAACGACGAGAGCATTCTCATCAACCGACTCATGGCAATCATCGAAGAGTCCAATATTCTAACAAACGAGGAGATGCAAGCTCTGGCTCAAGAGCAGAATGCAATCATGACCGAAGTGCAGAACATCCATCATACTATCGATGAAGAATTCTTCACCGAGAGCAATCCGCTCTTCCAAAGTTTAGCACCCGAAGAAAAACTCTTTCTGAAAAACAGAAGCGAAGAGAGGGATTCTCTTCTCCGGCAGAAATTGGCAAGTATAGGCCTACGACCACAGAGCGCCCTGAGAGATTTCAAAGAAACGATTCCTGCTCGTTTTCTAGAGTTCATGCAGGCCTACTACCAGAGTCAATACACTGCAGATCAAGCGCAAATTATCGTTTCAAAACTCAATCCAACCATCAGCACAGAATTCATCAAACTCGACGAACTCTTCAAATTACCTGAATTTCCAATTTACCTTCCTCAAAGAATGGACATTCCACTCATTAACGTCCTCGTCGATATGTTTTATGCGGAGGTTTCGATCAACGACTTTTCTTCTTTACAAGATCTCTTCTTGGACAACAATCGAGCATTACGTAGAATTACAGAAGAAGTCAAGTTGGATACTGTGACCGATGACTATCGTTACGGAAGAAGTAGTGTTGTCACAAAGACAATGAATGCAGATACTGTTCATTTGCTGCGATTCGTGAATACCACCAATGAGAACGGTAGTAGTAGTAGTAGTGGTCGTGGACTGGCATCAGCGAAGCGCAACGAAGAGTTTTACTATGTCTTCTGTCACAAAGAGTTCTCAGATAAAGAAGTTATTTTCTTCCTTCCTCGGGACCAGTTTCACCAAAATAGCACGTATGTGCGAATCATCACGAACAATGAAGAAATCAACAAAGATCGTTTTGCCTTCGAGTATCATACACGTGCGATGCAAACAGAAGAAGGAACATTTTCTTGTGAATTCGACAAAGGTATCTTGTTTCAAGCAGCACCTCGTGAAAGAAGCAAGGAGTGGATCGATTTATATATACGTCCTATTCCTCCAAGGACCAGGGTCAACGCACTTTCTCTTGTACCGAGCAGCCGATCGCTGGATTTCATCATTGCTTGCTTATTCTTCTACGGAAAACATGTCGAACTCCAAAAAGGGCGTCGCGAAGCCGCAACCGCCTATGTCTCCATTCCACAGAGAGACATCTATAAGAACGGAATATTTGATCCGAGCGTAGACAATCAAGTATTCACCGAAGTTCTTGAACCAAATGTATGGCTGCAACTCCTTGTTGAACGACAACAATCCAATAAAGTCGTCGAAACTTTCATACACAATTTCTTACGCTCAGTCAATAAAGAAAGTTTCATCAACGCCTGCCAAAGCGAAAGTCTACAACGACTCATTGTATTACCTATCGATCTACAAAGCATGCAATCTTTTCTATTGCCCGTTTGGTATTACAGCAACGGAATTCACAAGTCGCGGTATCCATATTTCTGCTATCCTACTTTTGTTCTCGGGGCTCATGAAATTACAGGAGAATTCCAAAAATATTTTAGCATTCTCAACATTGCTGATACAGAGATCATGAGATGGAACGTCTTCTATAACACGTTTTTTGGCGGTCGAATGAATAAATTCATTTGGGAGTATTATTCTGCGGAGACAAAAGGAAGATTTAATCAGTTTGTAAGACTGAAAGGTCCAGAGAAACCTGAAGAAATCATGACGGAGGAAATGAAGCAGTTAAAAATATATATAGATTCCTGCGAAGATTCGCCTTGGATGTACAAAATCTTCCGCATCACTCTCGCCCTCATCTTCGCTCTTCTTCTCGTGAAAGAGACAGAAAGTGTGAGTTTCAGAGATTCTTACGAAAACATATGCATGCTCATAGCGGAACTTCGTAACTATTCTAGATCTTTGTTTGAAAAATATTTTCAAATCCTCTTCCAACCGAAAACCTCGGTACAGGACCTTGCATTGTCCATTAAGACGGCCTTTGAATATTCTATCTTAAAAATGAGAGGTTTGGGAGACGTGAACGCCGTCAAAACGCTTCTTCGTAGATACCAGGAGTACCTCTTTCGAGGGTATGATGAAAATGATAAAGTCTTAGTAGAAAAAATATTATTTGAAGAACTCGACAAAAATACTGAATAGGCAAAGTTCTAAACATCTTATCACTATAAAATGAAAGAACTCGTAAGTATTTATAGACTCATCTATCGCTAAGTAAATAGAATGCATCATTCAAGTCGATTTTCCAAGTGCATATATTCAAAAAGGTCTTTCATGGAGGCAAGGAAATAAGCAATTCAAGCATCCACTGCTACAATTCTTCTTTCTGACACAGAATTTTTTCTTCTTCTTATGCGAACGAGCTCAAAATTTGCCTCGTCACGAAGACTCTCTCCACAGGATCTCAAAAACAGAGTTATTCTATTGCTTTCTGAAAAATAAAACGATTTGGATCTCTTTTGAATCTTCTCGTGGATGGTTTCCACCATGCGTTTAAGGCTGCTCTGCTGCAGATGCTGCGTGAGGTCTGCAAAGTATTCATAAAGACGCGAATCAAGCAAATTTTTGTCGTGGAACAGCATTCGGAGTAAATATCCATCCAGAGCAACAATATCGTCTAAAGCACTTCTCTTTGATTTCAAGTGAACATGCAGGAAGAATCTCTTCGCCACGTAAGAGATACGAGATTGCAATTCGCGGGAAGGCGTCTCGTATATTATGCTGCATATATGAAGAAAAGATTGTGTCGAACGGCTACTGTAATCGCTCAGTCGATCATGAACGACGTCACTGAGCCAGAGAAATACGAAAGCGGATGCACTATAAGAATCGGCTCTGTACAGAAGCATCGTCTTCAATTCCATAAAAAGCGACTCTTCGCATGAGTGCAGAAGAATCGCCATCATTCTTCGCAACTCAAGCAACATCACAGGCGTTCCGATAATCACGCTCGACTTGTTCATCGCGTGTTGTGCCGAAGTAGTATTCCAGACATCCGGGTAGAATGCATAGGTGGACATAGTTAAAAGATGCAGGGTACCAGGATTCCCCTTTCCATTTTCTCCATAGAATTTTCGAACGAGACACAAGTACACCTGTGGATAATTCAAACAGGAAAAAATTAATTTCAAGAGAGCCGTATCGTTTCTAATGATCGCATCAAATGGTTTCTGATTCTCACGCGAAAGTGAAGATGACCTTGTTTACATGTAAGAGGAGATTTGGTGAGAAGAAAAAGAATAATACATGATGACAAAATCGAAGAATTACTTGATGAGAAGATCAACGAAGAAGTCGACCCGAGCGTCACTGAATCCTTTCTTTTCCAGAATTTCACTCAACGCGTCTTGCAGATCCATGAAAAACTTTTCAGAGTCTCCGACAGAACTCTTTGTGAAAGAAGAAGAATCGTCAGGCAGAGCGAAGCACGATTCTCGTAGATTGTAGGCGAAAGAAAAAGAAGAGTTTAGAGTCCTGAGAACGCTGAGCCATGATTTGTAGAATTTAGCTGGCTTCCACTTCTGTGAAATATAGTTGATGCTAAAAACGAGCGATTTCATAAACATGGTTCTCACAACTGATCCTGCGCAAATGGCATTCACTTCAGTGGTCATGGCCTGCACTTGTGACATGGAAGCATAATGAGAGCTGGAAAAGAACTTCTTCGTCTTCTCCACGACGTCGTCCAAAATAGTTTTCACTTCAACACTCTTCGCATGACGTAACAGAGGTCGAGAAACAGCAAAAGAACGCAACGTCTCGTTCTTCACTACGTCTATTGACAAAGGAAACAAGTATCCCTCATAAGTTCGAGGTGATCTAGTTAAGTTTCTCGCTCGCGTCTTCGACGTATCTGATCGACGAGTATGCAAATGAGGAAAATGAGACGAATGCGAAGGCTGTGATACTTTCGAGGATAAAGTTGTCGGCTTCTTCTTTTGTATACACGAAGAAACTTTCTTTGAATTCTTCGACATTTGCGGGGATGATTCTTTTGATGCTCTATGTGGAGAACTGACTGGAGAATTACTGAAGATCGTCTGCATTGAGATTTTCGTCTTCTCCGGCGAGATTTGAGTTCTTAGAACCGCTTGAAATTATGGCGGCTCTTCTTATCGAGTGACGATGTGTCTATTTTTTTTTCTCTTTTTCTTCTCCTATCAAAAACGCATGTTTAACCCTTTCTTCAGCAGGGAAAAAACACCTAGACATCTGACCACCTCTTGTGAGTCCACTACTTTAACTTTTTTTCAAAGAAGAATTTTATATCGACTCTACCCGGTGGTCAATTTTTTCATATTATTCCTGGCCTGGTAAAGGGTTAAAAAAATTATCTATGCTCCTCCTGTTGCACCTTCTCTGCCATACCGAAAAGACATATCTAACAAAAAGATAACCATAATACCTAAGAATAGACCTAGTATCGTGTTTCCTACGGATGCAGCGTAGTTCATGGCATTACTACTACTACCACTTCCGCTGTTTGTGCAGGCGACCTGTTGTTGCTGAATCTGGTTGATTTTTGTTAGCATCGCGTCTATTTTTCGCGAGAGCAAGTCGATTGTATTCTTTGCGAGCTTAGTGGATGTGGTTTCTTCACTTGCGACTTGAAGTGATTCTGCAGCCACCGCTTCTTTCGAGGGGGGTAGAAGAGACTCTTCAAACTGCATATACGTATCCACACTTTCACCATCCAGTTCCATTGGAGCGATATTCTCCGACTGAAATCGCGAGCGCACATACCCTTCTTCCTCTTTCTTGCGATTGGCCATGGCGATGGCGTTGGTCGAGCTGATTTTCTTCTTCACCGCGGAGGATTTCTTGCGAACGCAACCCTCATCCGTCCCCCAAGCTTCTTCTATGGAACAATACATTTTCTTCTAATGGAAGATATCTACAAAAAATGGGTATCTGGTAAAACCTCGTTTCTAATAGTAAACAAAAGAAATAATTACGACTTGTTAAAGCGTATCAATCGGACAGACGGAGAGAGTAGAAATTTCATCCTTTCACTTGTTTTTTTTCTCCTCGAGTAATAAATAAACAGGGGAAACTAAAATATCTTCATTTCTTCGATTTGCAAGAGACAAACATGCCGATCAGCTCTGAAGATTGCAAACCGAGAAAAATGAGAAAATTCTATGGTGTGAACCCAAAATCGCCCACCACAGACCCAAATAACCGAATCCAGCGGAGAAAAGCACAGTCTCTTTCCATGAAAGATAAAGATCTCATTGTACTGAATTCGCTTCCTTCGAAATTTCAGGCTATTCTGGAGGAAAAATTAAGGACTTTAAGATCTCAACTCAAAGCAGGCGACAAATCGGGGCTGAAAAGTGGCGATTATGACAACAGGATAACGGATGAAGCAAACAAAGTTTTCCCTCTGGAAAAGACTTCGACGTATCTGCAAAGTGCCGTGTCTAACATTGAACCTCGCCTGAGTGAACTCATCTCCAATACAGAATTGAACATAAAAGTCCGACATGACGAGTTGCTCTTTC